TAAATCATATAAATCTAAGAAAATACCTGAAATCATTTCCGATATTTGTGGTCCAAATTATTTGGATGTTCCTAAAAATAAGAATTTAAATTTAGAAGATACTATTGGAGTATATGATTTTATTGTTCCAAATTTTAAACCATTTGAAGCAATTAATTGGTTATCTACATACGCAAGGTCAGCAACAACTGGTGTAATTGGTGCTGATATGTTATTCTTTGAAGATAAGAATGGTTATAAATTTGCTTCACTACAAACTTTATTCAATCAAAAAACTTATAGAACTTATTCATACGATCCAAAGAGTGTAGATAGTAAAAAACAACCATTGAATGAAAAATTCTATTCGGTTATTAGTTATGAGTTTGTAAATACTTTTGATGTACTTGATGGTATTAATTCTGGTGTATTTGCTAACCAGTTGATTACCATAGACCCATTACTTCAAAAATATGGCAAAGTAAATTTTAATTATAATGAATATTTTAAAAATGCAAAAACATTGAACAAGTATCCTATTATAAATGAAACAAAGAATCGTAAGGGTGATACCTTATATGAAACACCACAATCGGTTATCAAAATGGCAACATCAAATTCTGGACAGAAAGATGTGGGTTTCATTGGTGCTAGAGCTTCTAAAGATATTTTCATTGAAACTTATGTACCAAACAGGACTGCACAACTATCTTTGACTAACTACAATAAAATGAAATTGGTTATTGATGGGGATCCTGGTACAACTGTAGGTTCAACAATTATGTTTAATTTGTTGTCAACTAATCCTAAGAGTAATGGAAAAGAACCTGATAAATTTTATTCAGGTAAATATTTAATTACTGCACTCAAACATTCTATAAGTATGGGTAGTTTTACTACAACATTAGAAATTGTGAAAGATAGTGCAACTAATGAATATATAACACCTAAGAATGATACGACTATTTGGAAAAATACGGTCAAAGGTATTACGTAATGGCACAGATTTATAAACAAAACTTTTTAGGTCAAGCAGGATTTATCTGGTGGATTGGTGTTGTTGAAAATAGAAAAGACCCATTAAATATTGGTCGTTGTCAAATTCGTATCTTTGGTTGGCACACGGATGATTTAACATTGATACCATCTGCTGATTTGCCGTGGGCACATCCAGTAATGCCTATCAATGATTCACGCAATTTTAATACACCAAAAGAAGGTGATTATGTAGTTGGTTTCTTCTTTGATGGTGAGTCAGGTCAATTTCCTGGTTATCTTGGTGTATTACCTGGAATTCCAAAGTCAGCTGCACTTCAATCAGAAGAATCACCACAAAAAGGTTTTCAGGATTTAAGAACAAGTTCAGATTTATCTTCTTCGCCATCTGCACCAAAACAAGTGACAACTCCAACCGATGGTTCTGGTGCATCAGTAGTAGACCAACCTGCACAAAGAAATCCCTCGGTAGCAGGATTTCCAAATGTACCACCATTGGCAATTAATGACCCAAATAATCCACCTGCCGCAATTAAAAATAGAATAGATGCTCTTGTAAAAGACATTTCTGGACCAGAGAATAAAAATCTAGCAGATTCTATTGCTGGTGCTGTACAAGGAGCTGCAGCTGCATTAACTGGTGCAATTCCTAATTTAAACTCTTTGGTACCAGATGCAGCTGCTCTTAGTTCAAGTATTATATCTACCACACCAGTAACTGTGCCAATAGATTTAACTTCTGGTTTTGTGGATCCTTTGAAACAAGCTGCTGCTAAGGCACAGGCGGAAATAGAGGCTGCACAGGCACAGTTAGCAAAAACACAATCGGCAGTTCAGGCACAAATAGCAGAGGCGGCCGCAGCTGCACAAAAAGCAGCCGCATCAGCACAATCAGCATTATCTCAAGGTTTATCAGATTTACAAAGTAAAGCTTCAAGTATTTCAGATTCAATTAATGCAAAATTAAGTTCTCTCTCAAGTGGTTCTGTGAATACCACACATACTGTAACATTAATAGATGGTGTACCCAATGTTGATGCTAACGGATTAACTGTGCCTTTGAATAAGGTGAATACTGTGGCAACACAATTGGAAACACAATTGAAAAATTTACAACAATCATTAACGAACTTATTGAGTCAATAAAATGGCAGATAACGCACAAATAGTTTTTTTGCAACAACAAATTGCAACCGCACAGAAACAGTTGGCGGCTTTACAAGATGTACAAAACAATAAAACAACTTATACCAAAAAAGCAAATCAATTAGAAGCTGTTAATAATCCAAACAATTCATTTAGTGAACCTACACCTGCATATGCACCAAGATATCCATATAACAATGCAAAAGCAAGTGAATCTGGTCATTTAATGGAGTTTGATGATACTCCAGGTGCAGAAAGAGTATCAATTGCACACAGAACAGGCACATATTATGAAATTGGACCTGATGGTTCAAAAACAGAGAAAATCTTCAATGATAATTATCAGATTATTATGAAAGATGATTATATTCATATTATGGGTAAGGCCACAGTCTCCGTGCAAGGTGAATGTAAGGTTTATGTGCAAGGAAACGCACAATTACAGGTAGATGGAGATGTAAACTGGAAAGTAGGCGGAAACATGAACATGGCGATAGATGGTATGTTTACCGCAACAGCTAGTGATTTCAATATTGTTGGTAATATTAATCAAGTTGGTGATTTAGTTACAACTGGTAATATACTGAATCAAGGTAATATATCTTCCGCTAAGAATATACAAGCAACCAAAGATTTTGTTGGAAAAGGAAATCTTAGTGTTACAGGTACAGGTACTTATGGTGGTGATGTGACTGCTGCAGGTATTAGTTTAGATAATCATGTACACTCAGACCCACAAGGCGGAACAACAGGTAAACCTCAATAATTGGAAAATTCGAATTTTTCGTTCCGGCCCCAAAATTTCTCCGACCGTATATCAAGAACCTAAAAAACAATTTTACTCCGAGCGCTTATAAATAAAAGATGGCAACATTAAAGAAATTATACTCAGATATCGACCTAACTTTTACTAGACAACCTGGTAAGGGTGATATTGCTTTAAGTTATGATGATAATGCAGTTATTCGCTCGGTTCGTAATCTTTTATTGACTAATTTTTATGATAGACCTTTCCAACCAGAACTTGGTTCAAACATTAATGAATTGTTATTTGAACCAATAACATCTATTACAGCTTCAATTATTGAAGAAGAAATTAAAAATACATTAACTAATTTTGAACCTAGAGTAAGTGTATCTGAGATTGTTGTTACTGCATTGCCTGACCAGAACGCTTTTTTTGTTAGAGTTACCTTCTTCATAGGAAATAATACCGCACCGACAGCTGTTAACCTGTTACTAGAGAGAAATCGATAAATGGCATCAAATACCAACATTCAACTGGCCGACCTTGATTTTAATTCAATCAAGGCTAACTTTATTACCTATCTTCAAGGTCAGGATGTACTAAAAGACTACGACTATTCAGGTTCAGCTCTTTCAACCTTATTGGACATTCTTGCATACAACACGCAATATAATGCATTTTACTTAAATATGGTAGCAAATGAGATGTTCTTAGATTCTGCTATACAAAGAGAATCAGTGGTGTCTCAGGCAAAATTGTTGAACTATACGCCAAAATCATCAATTGCACCTACAGCAATTGTTAATATGAATGTGTATAGTTTGGCAACTACAACGAAATCATTAACTTTACCAAGATATAGTAAATTCATTTCTGAAGCTATTGATGGTGTTAACTATAACTTCCTTTCAACAGATTCAATAACAGTTAATACTGAATTAAATACTAGTGGACCTTTTGCAGCACAAGTTGATGATGCCAATATGACTAACTATATTTTGGCCGCCGCTGTTGGCAGAAGTCCAGATGCAGCACTTTTAACGGAAAGTTTTGATGGCCGAATGCTGGCTGACCTTTTTAATGATGGTAACGTTACTGCATCTGATGCACTAGCATATCTAAAATATTCACAAGGCAGAACCGACTTGGGTTCCGGAGTATTGGATTATATTGTAAATGTGTTTAAACCTAAATTATTGTCCGATCCCACCAAGTATAGTAGATATCTTGTAAATGCTTTTACATCCAGATATGCATCTTTTAATAATGTTACACTAAAGCAAGCTGTTGTTGGTACCAATTCTTTCACAGTTGACACTACAGCTAATCCAACATTAACATTTAGTATACCAGATGCAGATATTGATACAGACACACTATCTGTAACAGTACAACAATCTGGTTCAAACACATACTACAATATTTACACATTAGCAGTTGATTATACAACTTTAACATCCAATAGTCAAGTTTATTTCTTGCAAGAAGGTAGTTCTGGTTTTTATGAAATATATTTTGGTGATAATAATCTAGGTCAATCTTTAACTGATGGCAATATAGTAAATGTTTCTTATCTCTCAACAAAAGGTTTAGGTGGTGCAGGCGCAAACAGTTTTACTCTTGTAGACAATACAGGCAATTTTGGTACAATCGTTGTTACACCTATTCTAGCTGCAACTGGTGGTAAAAATAAAGAATCTATTGATTCTATTAAATTTCAAGCACCTAAAGCCTATGCAGCCGGTAATCGTGCTGTTACCAAAGATGATTATATCACACTAATTCAACAAAACAAATACGGTATTGCTTTAGATGCAGTTAACGTATGGGGTGGTGAAGAAGTTAGTCCACCAAAATATGGAAAAATATTTGTTGCTGTTAAACCAACTGGTGGATATAGTTTATCTGAACAGCAGAAAAGTGTTTTGATTAATGATGTTATTAAACCAATTTCTGTTTTAACAGTTAAACCAGAACTAATTACACCTGAATACATTTACTTAATTGTAACAGCAAATATTGTGTTTGACTCAAGAAAAACAACACTAACATCAGCACAGATTCAATCTTTAGTTTCACAAGGTGTAATAAATTATTGCAATGCTAATTTGAATACATTTAATTCAACATTCTCTGTTGGAGATTTAATTGTTTATATTCAAACTTTAGATAAATCCATTATTGGTGCAGATTTTGATTTACAATTAGAACGAAGAATATTACCTGATTTGATTACTAGTAAAACATACTCAGTTGAATTTGGTAATCCTATAAGAAGATATGTAGACAAATCTATTGGATTTCCAACATCGTTCTCACAGTATGATATTAATGGTAATTATTATCCTGCAGTATATTTTGAAGAATCTAATGATGCAACAACTAGTGTTAGTTACATAACAATGACTAATGGTGGTTCTAATTATACCGCACCAACAGTAACAATATATGGAGATGGTTCTGGTGCAACTGCGTATGCAACAGTAACAAACGGTACAATTACTGGTATTACAGTCACTAGTGCAGGTACAGGATACACTCAAGCTTTAATACTGGTAACAGATACAACAGGTAGTGGTGCTTCTGCTACAGCTACATTGAAATCAAACTATACAAGTCTAAGAACTTATTATTTTGATGGAAATAATATTAAAAACATTTTGACAAATGCAACCTCGACATCAAGTGCTGGTTCAGTAGATTATAATAATGGTATTGTTACATTAACTAACTTTATACCTTATTCAATCAATAGTTCTGATGGTTATTTCCGTATTCAAGCATATGCAGCTGAGAGAGTTATATCTTCTACATTTAGTCGAATCATTACACTAGATTCAACTGATCCTACAGCAATTACAGTTAATGTTGTAACGAAATAATGTCACATTTTAATACAACTTCTTTATTAGTACCATCTCAGTTACCAGAATTTATTCGTGGTGACACAGATTATTCAACTTTTGTTTCTTTCATTCAAGCTTATTATGAATGGATGGAACAAGAAGGTGGTGCAATATATGGTTCAAAAAATATTACAAATTATTATGATATAGATAAAACTTTAGATAGTTTTTTACAATACTATCGTAATGAATTTCTTGCTTTCTTTCCTCAAGGTGCATTGGTAGATGAAAGAAAATTAATTAAGATTGCAAAAGAATTATATAAAACAAAAGGCACACCAGCTTCTTATAATTTTTTATTCAGAGTACTTTATAATTCTGATGTTGATTTATATAACTCTAGTGATTATGTTTTTAGAGCATCAGATGGAAAATGGGTAGTCACTAAAACTATTACATTACTAACAACCGACTCCAATTGGTTGAATACCATTGGTTATAAAATTTTTGGTGAAGTATCTACTGGTTACGCAACCATTGAACAAATTATAATAAATGATACTACTATTGACATAGTTGTTTCAGTTACAGAGAGAAATTTTATTTCAGGTGAATATGTTCGTGTACAAGATGTTATGCACAATGACATATTGTTCAATGGAAATGTTTTAAGAGCTGAAGTTATTGGTTCTGTAAACTCTATAACTGTGGATCCTGCAAATGAAGGCTCAGGTTATTCTGTCGGAGATCCTGTCGTATTTTATGGTGGTTTGGATGCTAACACAATCAACCCTATTGGTGCTCAAGCATCAGTTGGTTCTGTATCTGGTTCAGGTATTGTTCAAGTAACTCCAACTTATGCTGGTCATGGTTATAGAAATAATTATACCATTTTAACCTTAACATCTTCTGTAGGTACAGGAGCTAACATAGCTTTTGCAAATACTGATGGTATTCCTTATGTGGTAAGCAATGTATCCAATGATGTAATTAGTTCAATAAACACTTTATTACCATTGTCATCTGGTTCATATGGTTTTGCTGCTAATACAAATGCAAACCGATACGCATCTTTAGCTAATGCACTTTCATTTCAAAGTATCACAACATATGGTGTAGGTACGATTGCGGTAACTGCTGCTGGTCAAGATTATCAACAAGGTCTCGCTTCAGCTACCATTCAAGGTAG